TTTGTTATTAATTAAATTAATAACATCTTCCCTTTTATTTTCTAGTTTTAACTGAATATCTTGAAGTTCGTTGTTACTATAAGAAACTTTGTCAGGAACATCTATTTCAAAAGGGTTAGTATATTTTTCTAGAACTTCTACGGGTGGCAAAAGATCTAATGTTTCATTCTCAACAATAACGGTAGTTGAAAAGTAATTATTTTCCTTTAATATTCGCGTAAAATCCGCAAAGTCTTCCGTTGTCATGCAGTGACAAGAAATTAATGTTTCGTGTTTAATAAACTTGTCGCAACACATAAATAATCCAACGCCTTTATGATGTACGATTCCCTTATAATTACAACTAAAAAACACATCCTTATTTTCAATAATTTGTAGCTCCGGTCCAATTATAGTTTGTAAATAATAACTCAATGCAACATCGCAAGCCGGAATTAAATCATTGCGACCACTTTCACTACACATAATAGGCCATTCTTCTTTTATATCATTTAACTTTGGGTAAACTGAAGTTAAAGCTGGTTTTGATATAATAAACCCTGCCCCTCCGCAATGGTAATAATATGCTTTATTATTTATAGTTCTAACATCACCGTGACCGCCAATATATAATGCGTTATTTGAATCGTAATTATTAATATATGAGAGTAATAGATCAACATTAATATAAGTGTCCGTTCCGCATGTAAAAATATATTCGTAAGAATGGTTGTCTTGTATATATTTTAACCCCATATTTTGTTTATCTAATGCCGAATTATAATCATTGCCAACGTTTGGGATATATATGTATTTTGTTTCATCTTGTAAATCTGTTTGTTCTTCTCCCAAAAAATATAAAACCTTAACACCCAGCTTTAACGCCCGTTCGCCCCAGGTTTTTTCAATTGTTAATATTTCATTTTTATATGCCGGTTCAGTCGCGCAAGCCATAACACATATAACTAGTTTATAATGACGCGAATCCATAAACAAGTAATAATATTCATGAAAGTTTTAATTTTAAATTATAATAGTATAAGTATAATACTATTATAATATATAATTATATCTTTGTTATAAATATATCTTTGTTATATATATTAGTCTTGTATGGACGTTGATAAATTGTTAAAAGCATTGGATAATGAAAATAACAAAAAATTTTTAAATCTCAATACAAAAAAAATAAATGACATGAAATTAGAGATTCTTAAAGAGTTACAATTGTCAAACGACGATGTTAAAACACTTATGCAAAAATTAAAAGAATACGTTTATATAGATGAGATGAATGAACTTAGTTATGGTGCTTTTATAAGATGGATACCTATAAAAGACCCAGATAATATACATTTGACGCCAGGTGGAATATTATGCGAAATAAACGCAACGGATAGCGGCATTTTATTAACGTTTAAAAATTTCGCTCATAAACATTATCGCGTCAAGATGGATGAATGTCTTGTTTTTCAGAAGTTGACCGGACAAGAGCAGGTATTATTATCCGCTATGGATTATATCTCTACCTAATTTTAATCCATTTTTTACTTTGCAATGTTTTCCCACCCAGGAAATTCAAATGCAAAGTTTAATTGTGAAATATAAAACCCTGAGTTTTTATCAAATTCTTCGCGCATGTGAGTATTTTTGGCGCAAATATTATAAATGTGTTTAGCTATATTTATAGATTCAACATTGTTATGATAAAATGCAGAAACATAATAATCAAATAAAATTTTCATATACAAATCCCAAGATACTTCAACCTTGCTATTTTCAATTTGAGTTATTAATGCTGATGCACATTCGTAGCATTCTTTGTGATATCCGTGCTGCAAATATTTATTTAATATTAACCAATAGATATAATGAAAATTTGCAGTGGGTTCAATAAAATTATTCAATATTTGTCCGTAATCTCCATAACTTCTATAAATATCATCGTAGAACTCGTCTAGTATTTCTAAATAAAACATTTCTTCGCCATGTCCGTAACCTAATTTTGTTGTTTCTATAAAAATTTCTTTTAATCTTCTCATTATTTTAATGCCAATGTCTTTGCTGCAAGTAAATAAACATCCACAAACTACCCAGCGATATTCTTCATAATATTCGCGCTTTAAATCATTTTGTTTATATTTTTTATCACAAACGTTTAAAATTTGTATGTGAAATTTGTCGGTAATATTATTTAATACATATAAAAATTTGTTAACATTATAGTTTTCGCATATTTTTGAAGCATTATCTCTTAAATAACAATCAATCCAACCAAATTTAGTTGTATTAAATGGATTAAAATTAATTGCTTGCAAAACAAAATCAAACTTATTACACATAATTAAATGCGCGTCTGTTTGACATCTTGCATCTCTACTAGGCCAATATAAATTACGATTTTCATTTACTTTGTCAAAATATGTATAAGACCATAAATCGGTTAACTCCATTATTATGAACTTTGTTAAATGTAATAAACCGTTCTCTTCCCTAAGCGTTTTTAACAAAGGAACTGTTGCATTGTCACCATAAATAAGTAAATAACAAGGGACTTGCATTAACGCTTTTGCGCTTTCTCTAATTTGGCCCATAGATAAAGCATTATTATTTTTATCAAATACACAAAAACATGATGTCACTAAAGTGCAATCTGGAGCGCAGCTCATGCATTTTATTACTTTATATATTTAAATTTTAATTTATAGATAGTTATAAATAAATCTAACTACGTCTTTTTTTTGTTTTGCTACATCCACAATCTTTAAATAATCCTGGAATAAATTTACCGGCTTTTATAAAACTAACCTCAATTGGCTTTAATCCGCGTTTAATAGTTGAAACAAGTTTGCTATTTTTATAATACCTTACACTTTTATGTCCTTTTCCTTTTTTTATTATAACTTTACGAACAGTTTTTCTTCCACCAGTTTGATGAGTTTGTGTGTTAGAATAGTTAAATTTTGATTCCACCATTTATATATTTCTCAGAGAAATAAATAAATAAATAAAAATAACATAATATAGAAAATGAGCGCACTTTATGTTTACTTATTTCACATTTTAATAGTTGGAACTCTTTTTTTATATGTAGGCATTAAATCAACAAATACCCCGCCTTTTATGTATCCCATATTACTTGGATTAGGCGTAATTATAATTTGTTATCATATTTATAAGACGTATATTAAAATTTTGGCAAATAAAAACCCATGGGTAAATTTATTCCATATACTCATAGTTGGTCCTTTACTAATCTATATTGGTTACAACAAGCAAACAACTCCAAGACAAGCGTATGAGTTTTTATTAATGTTAGGATTCGCCGCTATAGGATATCATGGTTATTATGCTATTATGAATCATTAACGATTGTTGTCAACCCATTTTTTTGTTATAACAGCATCCACGCTTTCAAGCGCGCCTTCCGTCCAACCTTGATTCATACTAATCATCTCTCCAACAATAAGCATTCCGGGCATAGGTTTCTGCGCCGTTTTAATAAAATCTTTTCTCGTTTTAAAGCGTGAATCTAATGGTCCGTAATAGTGTGTACCAATAGGCCAATAGAAATCCTTAATAGAATTTAAATGTAGCGTTCCTTGTTGAATTCCTAATGCAGATTCCAAAAGCTCGCAAAAATAATCCTTGTTTTTTTCTGTATTTTCTAAACGATTCTTTAAAAATATAGCATCAATATTATCTGTGTAAGCAATCATATAGATGCCTTTAACAGAGTCTATTGGTATTATTTTTTTTAAAGGGCCTGGAACAATTGTAACTCCGTTAACATATTGTTTCATAACTTCAGCCGAGAGCTTTGAAAACTTTCCGTAAAGTCGCAAAAAAGTCTGGCCGTGAATTTGTTGGTAAATGCTATCCTTTTTAGAAGCTCCTGGAATTAATTTTAAAATGCTTGTTATTGTTGTTGCTAATATAACTTTATCACATGAATAAGATTTCCCATTTTCAGTATGAATCATAAAATTATTATGAGCTAAAAAATCAATTTTAGTAACATAACTAGAAGTGCAAATATTTTTATATCCAATCTTTTTACATATAGCATCAATCATTTTCTTCCACGGAATATGAAGAGCCGTCCATTGCGAGTAATTATCATCAAAACCATAACTATAAAATGTGTCCGCAGCATCCTCATTTTCATAATCGCTATATCCAGAACAAATAATAAAGTTTTCATACAGTTCTGGTCCAAGAATTGGGAGAGAGAACTCTTTGAATGTCTTGCTAGCGGGGTTTTCTTTAAATTGTTTTTTTAATATATTAAAAGTCTTTTTAACGTCGCATGGAGGAGAAATGGTTTTTGCATAATTATGCGTTGCTTGACATTCTGTATAAGGAACGTTTAACTCTTTTAATAATTTTATAAGAAGCTTATCTTTCTCTTTGCGACCTATTCCGGCTCCCGTTACAACCGTTGCTCCTTGAAATGTTTCATTTCCAATTCTTCCACCAATCCATTGTTTTTTATGACGCTCAAGAACTAGAATTTTTTTTTCCGGAGACAGTTTTAAAATGTTATACGCGCTATATAATCCAGATATACCGCCGCCAACAATAATAATATCATATTTGTTTTGATTTGACATATAAATATGATAGATAATATAAATTAGTGGTTTTTCCTAGTTTTTTTATTTTTAATTCGTAGACGTCTTGAACTCTTAATAAGGGTAATCTTCCTTCCATTTTTACAATTAAATTTACCTCGGGTAAGACCTTTTTTAATTAATACGCTTTTAGTACAAGCGCCTATTGCAAGAGGCTCGTTTTCAGGACCTCCAACTTTTTTTATACACGAACATAATTTTTTAGCTAAAATAGACTCAGCGCTATTTTTTAGGGTTTTTTTATTTTTAGGAACATTTAACCCATAATAAGTTAAAATTTTAGAATAGTCAGAATCTGTTATTTTATAAGGCATTCGTCTTTATATTTAGAATATAACAATATTTTTATTTTTATTTCATGGTTTTAAGTTTGATATAAGAAAAAATAAAAACAAATTAAGTATATGGAATTTGTTATTACAGAATCCGATATTCAGGGAGATCAGCCGGATGAGTTTGACAATAACTATCCCGAGGCAAATGAGGCAAATGGAGACGCTGAAGATTATGTAGATGATGGTTCTCAACGCGGAGATCCAATCGTTCATTATTTTGATAATCTTGATGAAGATGACAGCGAATCGCTGTCGCAAAATAAAAACATAATTGTTGATAATATAAAAATTCCTAAGAGAATTTTCCAAACGCATAAATCTATCAAATATATTCAAAGTAAGCCTAAAATAATAAACGCTATGAATTCTTGGAGACGGTATGTGCCCGAGTTTGGTTATCATTTCTATACAGATGAAATGTGCGATGAGTTTATGAAGACTGAAATGGTTGAGGAATTTGGTGATGTTATATACGAGGCTTATAAAAAACTTACCGTGTCAGTTATGAAAGCAGATTTATGGAGATATTGCGTTATTTATAAGTATGGTGGAATATACGCAGATGCTGACGCTATTTGCAAATGCGACCCTAAAATGTTTACTTTATATGACACAATGCTTGTTTGTGGTCCTGAACCAGATAACATTCATTTATGTCAATGGTGTTTCGCTGCGCCCGCAAAATCACCAATATTAAAGGACATTATTGAGTTATCTATCAAGAGAGTCATGAAGGTTCCAGAAATAAAAGGCGAACATGTTATCCATTTCTTAACAGGCCCAGGTGTATTCACAGATGGAATAGAAAAATATTTAAGCGATAATGATATGCCTGTATTTAAAAACAAATTTCAATACTATCAATATAAAAACGCAACCATGATATGTTTTGCGGCCGAGCGATTTCATAAAATGATGATAGAACATTTATTTGCTGGAGATGATAATGACGGGTGGAAGCAAGAACGAACAAGTCGCTTGATGTAATAAAAAATAAACTATTGTAATCTATAATACAACAGTTTATTTATAAACTTGTCTATAAGCCCATAATGCAGTATAATGATTCACTTTCAAATTTCTGAATTGTTCGTTATAATAACCATCATACATTCTTAGTACAGCAATATCATTATATAGAATAAATTTTTCACCGGTTCTTTTAATCCACATATGCTGTAATTCAACTTTTTTTCTATCTTCGCCTGTTAAAAATTTGGAAACCATGCCTGGTCCAGTCGGATCTACGCAACTATTTCCATAGTATTTATTTTTTACATTATCAACCACCTGATTTATGCATTTTAAAAGTATTTCATTTTTAGGAAGACATGCGATCAATGCATTATACACATCACTGCCGTTAATATCAAACACCCAATGTTCTTTTTCAGTTAATTCAATAAATCTAAAAGAATTTATGCAATTATACTTTATGTCTAAGTAAATCCCACCATTTATGTATAATACACAATATCTCCATAAATCAGCCTTATAAGCTCCAGGAACTAAACTATCAAACGCATTTAAAACATCTACGCTAAAATTATTCGCAATGAAATTTCTGCAATCGGTGTCATCAAAAAGAAAATATTCAAATCTAGGATGGAGACGCTTTAACCGGTCAACAGAATTCTTCATATTTTCTGGTAAATTCTTTGTATGCCATGTTTGATAGATTTTTAACGGAATAATACTATTATACACAAGTTTTTTGTTAATCTTATAAGTATATACTTTCAGCGCCTGCTGGTTTAAAATACGCTTTTTTTCTTCAACTGCATCTTTTTTTTCTTTAGATGTATAGACTAATCTTTGTCCTACAATCCCAGACAACATATTAAACACTTAATATAAAATAAATTAATAAAAATAACTATTTTCCTTTTTTTTAATATATACAACTATTTTAGATGCTAAACAATAGATCTAAAATAGTTGTATTTGATGTGGACGAAACGTTGGGTTATTTTGTTGAATTAGGTATATTTTGGGATTCATTGCATAATTATGCTACTAATAAAAACGTTGATATTAAAAAAGTATTCACACAGGACTATTTTAATGAACTATTGGATTTATTTCCCGAATTTATTCGTCCTAATATATTAACCATACTAAGGTACGTAAAATTAAAAAAAATATCAAAAAAATGTCAAAACGTTATTATTTATACTAATAATCAAGGACCTCTGGAATGGGTTCGCTATATTAAAAACTATTTTGAAAGTAAGTTAAAATTCAGATTATTTGATGATGTTATATCAGCATTTAAGGTAAATGGCGTTCAAATAGAACTATGTAGAACGTCTCACGATAAAACTATAAATGATTTAATAAAATGTTCTAATATTAGGGATAATGTTGAAATATGCTTTTTAGACGATACGTATCATTCAGGAATGAACGCGGATAACGTTTACTATATAAAAATAAAACCATATGTTTATGACTTGGACTTTAATTTAATGACATCTCGGTTTTTAAACGGTAAATGCGCCAAGCTATTGATAAAAAATAAAGAAGATGTTGAAGAATTTTCCGAATTTATTAAAAATCATATAAATAAATACGAATTTGCGTATATAAAAAAAAATAAAGAAGAGTATGAAATAGATAAAATAGTAACAAAAAAAACAATTATGCACTTAAAATCTTTTTTTAAAGGGGATAATGGAACTTTTTTTAACGAAACGGAACATAGAAAAACAAAAAATAAAAAAATTTATAAATTAAAAACCAGAAAGAATAGATAATATACTTTTTTTTTCGGTTGTTTGTTTTAACACATCTTTAATTCTATTCAAATATGATGTAAGTAATTGATTTATAGCTGTTGTGGTAAATAAAAATATTCCAGAACTAAATGCTATTTTCCTATCCAAATCAGTAAATTCTATTTTTCTAAAAGGATTAAACCTCCATAATAAAAACAAACTTACATATATTTTGACATAATAGTCAAGTTGTTGTAAATATTGTGGCTGTGTTTTAAAAATACCAATCGCAAATAGAATGTACGCAGAATATGTAACAATAATAAAAATATTAAACCAAAAATCCTGAATTTTATTTAGTTCGGATGATAATGCCATACTTATGCCTATTTAAGTTATAATGTGAAAAAAATTAATAAACCCGGTGAACTAGAGTACTTTCTTATTAGATTATCTCATTTACATCATTTACGTCATTATATATCTTTAATGTTCTAGCGCTAGCATCTTTAGCGTCTACATAGCGAGGCATCCAAAAATAAGGTACAACGTTTCCTAAACCAGCATAATGAGATTCAAAAATGCTTCTATAATAACGTTTTTCATCGGTATCCGGAATATTATTATCTCCAACTGAAGTCATTCTTGTTACAGTATTGGAATTGGAATTGGCAACGTTTTCTTGGATAATCTCATAAAGCGATCTAGTTGTTTTACTTACACCGTCGCTAAACGCCTCCTTCGTTCTCCACAATACACATTTAGGCAATAATGCACTTCCATCCGAATCTAGATAATTTTCCTCACTAAATGCACTTCTTAATAAAAATTTTTCACATTGGGAATTTCCTTTATGAAATCTAAGAGTAGGATGAATACTTAAATAATATTGGACCCAGCTTCTATCTAAGAATGGAGTTCTTGGTTCCAACCCATGCGACGAAATACATTTATCTGAACGCAAAACATCAAACGCATGAATGTCTCTAAGAAGACGGCGACATTCGCGATCAAATTCAATTGCGTCAGGTGCAGCATGCATATACAAGTAACCCCCGCATAACTCATCAGAACCATCGCCGTTAAATATAACTTTAGCGCTGCTATTTTCGGAAATAAATTTACCTAAAAGATAATTTCCGATGCTAGCCCTTACTGTAGTTGTGTCATAACTTTCAATAGTTTCTATGACTTTGGGTATAGCTTCAATAAAGTCCTCCTCTTTTAACAGTATTTCGGTGTGGTTTGTTCCTAAATACTCTGATACAATCTTAGCATATTTAAGGTCTTCTGAACCTTCTAACCCTATGCTGAACGTTTCTAGTGGTTTTTCAGAGTTCTTCTTATGACATTCATTTACTAATGCTGTAATTAAACTACTATCTAATCCACCCGATAACAAACAAGCAATTGGTCTTTCTGTAATTAAAACTCGTTTTTTAACAGCTTCTGTTAAATAAAATTGGATATTTTTATAAACTGACTGTAAATCAGTTTGAGTTTGAGATACTACGCTTGAAAACCCGGTAGAATGGTAAACACAGTTCTCTTTTTTAAGTTCCCATTTAGGAGAAACTTTAAACTCCATTGTAAACTTTGAGTAGGTTCCTGGTAAAAAATGAGTTATGCAATGATTTGGCATAACCTTATAAAATTCAGATAAGCACTTAATTTCAGAAGCAACACCATAAATGTCCCCACGAGTAGTTTTTTTCATTTCATTTATATCATCAGTTACAACTTCTGTTTTATCAACTGAAACTGTTTTTGGTTTTAAAATATAAAGCGGTCTTACTCCATAAGGATCTCTCGCGAGATAAATTTTTGACTCTAGATTATTGATATTATTATCACAAAGAACAAATGAGAATACGCCATCCAACATTTGAAGTGTTTGTTTCATGCCATATTTTTTATATAAATGGATAATAACCTCGCAATCAGATTGTGTATTAGGGGTTACACCCATTAGCTTATACAACTCTTTGTAGTTATAAATTTCGCCATTACAGATTAATGTAATTTCACTATCAACAATTGGTTGATTTGAAATATCATTTAAACCATTAATAGCGAGTCTATGAAAACCAAGTAAACATGCCAACGCGCACGACTGTAGTTTAGAAAATTCGGGTCCTCTACCTTGACCCTTTACAAATTGTTTTTCAATAAATGATTGTTTAAATTGGTTATCATTATTTAGTAACGCAAAAATTCCACACATATATTATCCTTGTTTAATAATGATTTTAATCTTTATATGGGTTTTATTCATTTTAGAAATGTAGTAAAATAAATTATATTCCAGTATATTAACAATGTCAACAAATGATTTTAGAGAATGTGCTTCCCAAATAACAAACGCTAATAATAATCGCATATATGATAGGAACATTCCATCTCATGCTCTACAGCCATATTTAAATGTTAGACCGGTTATGACAAAATATTCTATTATGCCAATTGTTGATCCAAGAACACCCATTAAAACACCTATAACAAAACAACCTATTTATAATACAAATGAAGTTTTTAACCCAGGAAATCGCAACGCACCGTGGTCCGGATTTGCAACAAATATAAACACGGAGTCAGAACTAAGAAACCAAATTTTTGCAATTCAATCTTGCAGCCAAGCCGTGTATGTTCCAAGCGCTAATAGCGATTTATATAATTTTGGTTTTACTCCAAAAAATACCGTACAACAGCCATTTCCTGGCTTATTTCAAAAAGAGCAGTTTGAGTCTTTTAATCCAAATCCAGAAAATGTGGGACAGGGTTTATTTCAAAATTGCACTCGCCAACAAATTAGAGATTTAGGAAATGATGATTTGCAAGGTCCTTGTAAGACTATAAAAAACAATAATAAACCTAAGTTACATTAAAATAGGTGATTTTTCTTCATTTAAAGAAAAAACATTTAAAAACAATAATGCTTGTTATATATCATGAAATACATAACAAGTATATTAAAAAGAATACTACCAAAAGAAATACCGAAACCTGTTGGTAGATGGAGACTAGAGAATTGTAACATTACAATGAATCATAAAATAGATTTATCAAATGAAGACCATTGCGGTCCTTGCGGTCAATACGCATTGGAAAAAATAGAGTTAAAAAATAATAAAACCCGCACGATTCATTTAGAGAAACCAGAAGTTAAGATAACCTAGATATATTCTTTCTTAATATAAAAGTAATGGCAGATCAGTTAATATCAGAAATTACATTGGAATGTCTAATGAATAAAAATCAGTATGCAAAATACATTGGAAAGACAAATACAGAAACCAAGACTTCTATAAAAAAAGAAATAAAATTTTACAGAAGACGTATTTTTGATTTAACAAAAAAACTTTTGAATAATGAAAAACCAGAGACTATGTATCCAGATGTTGGAAGTGCTTTTGATACATATGCGCGTGTTTGTATTGAATATTTTAAGGTATTGGATAAATCTGATATTATACAAGAAGACTACACCGGAATAAACGTTGATAGTATATCATACATCCCTGTAGACGCATCTTATAACACGGAAGCTGCAAATATGCTTATGATGCGTTCTATTAAAATAACAGAACCAAATGCGTTGGAAAAACTTGTAAAAAGAAAAACATCAAAGCTTGAAAAAAAACAAATAGTCCCAATACAAAAAGACATCAATCTTAAAGACCCAAATCTAAAAAATAAAGGTATTTGTAAAAAGAATAATATCAATAATAATTATGAGGACATCTCCAAAAAAAATAAAGCAAATGAAAAAAAAACTACAGAAGAAACACAAGACGCGAAAAACACAGATAAAACAAATAACCAAACAAACCCAGAAAAATAAAAAACAAAGTACAACTAGACGAAATCATATATTTAGAGAAAAACTTATAAAAAAGTTTGATGCCGTTAAAGTCAGGTGTAGTCCAAAAACTGCAGATAAAGGTTATACGTGTTTAGAAGATGAGACTCTATACAAGTTAAAAGATCTATGGAATGCGAGACACCCGGAGTCGCAAATTGAAACGAATGAATCAAAAGAAATATGGATTGCACTAAACTCAAAATTAAAGGGAGTTTGCAATAAAGAATCTTGTTGGTTGAAACAAAAATTTGTAAATGGAAAATTAAACAAAGAATTGCACGATTCTTACGCGCCGGTTTCTCCAAAAGAATGGAAAAAAAATCCAAATGAATGGTTATCTAGCGTTGATATATTAGATGTTATGAAACAATACGAAGACAAATATAAGTGTTTTGATTTTATTGGACCATCTCCTATTGATTTTGATACACATAAATTATATGGGGAGTGTGTTTGGGAAGAGTTATGTCATTTTAATTTGGAAGAGGAAATAAAAAATGGAAGATTTAAGATAGGCATAATATTTAATTTGGATCCCCACTATAAAGGAGGTTCCCATTGGGTATCCATGTTTATTAATATTAAAAAAGGAGAAATATTTTTCTTTGATAGCGCGGGAGATAAAGCGCCAAAACAAGTTATGAAATTAGTAAATAGAATTATAAAACAAGGCAAACAATTAAAAACCCCCATTACATTTAAATTCGATCAAAATTATCCAGTAGAACACCAATATGGTGATACGGAATGCGGAATTTATTCGCTATATTTTATAGCTCATATGCTTGAAGATCGTCACGATAGTAATTACTTTAAAACGCATATTTTAGATGATAAATATATGGAGAATTTTAGAAAAGTATATTTCAATGGAGACTTATAAGTATATATAAAATATAAAATGATATAAAGCATATAAATAATATTTACAATTTATTACTTATATGACAACAAAACAAGTAAATATAGATTTTATTACAACTGAAAATATAGAAATGATATGGGAGATAATTATTGATGATATAAAAGATGTTCTTAAAACTCAGAATCAGATTTCTAAGACGAGAAATTATTTTATAAAC